TTTGAAGTTATAAACTCATTGTAATTGGTGGGTTGCTCTCCGGCATAATGCCATTTAATACTTTTGATTGCGTCCATATCTCTTTCAAAGGGTTCAAGTATTTTTTGCGTAAACTGGTAATAAACATCTTCATATTTTGGGAATGTAGGGCTTGAATTAACCAGGGTTTCAACGCCTATAATGTTCTCGTTGGGCTTTCCTAAATTCATGCGCTTATGTTCTGCTATCCTGCGTATAAAATAGGCTGTATGCGGGTTATATCTGTCACGGGTCGAAAAGTATTCTTTGGGTATAAACATAAATTGATTTTCTGGTATTGAGGCGTAAAATTCCGGGGTAAATCTAAACTCAATAACGCCCCTATATATACCGGCTCGTCCGCCGTATAAACTTAAGCTTAACCAGTCGCCCCGGCTCTTGCCTGTGCCTTTATATTCAAGCTTAATCGATTTCAATACTTCCATGTCTGCCTTAATCTGTTTCCGGGCCTCTTTTTCGTCCTTAAGCCCTCGCAACTCCATGTATTTCTTTAACGGAATACGGGCCAACGGGTCACGGTTCTTGCTGCAAGTAATAACGGCAGCGTCAAAGAATTTAACTGCGCTGGTGTTAGCTCCGTTTACAAGCTTGTCATAGCCTTCTATATATAATCTAAAATCCTGGCTGGCAATGGTGGCCTTGCCGGTAAGGTCAAGCTGTGCAGGGTCTTTTACTTTCGTTGTTAGCTTATGGGCCAAATTGTTTGTATGGTTATCCTGCGGCAGCTTCATATATCGGTCCAAATCAATAAAATTAAAATCATTTTCCAATAAGCCGTTTTCTTCTTCTAACTGTTGAAGTTTTTTGGCGTATCCTTCAAAGGTCTTTTTAAGCTTCTTCTTGTCCTTAAGCAAGCTTTCATAAAACATTAAACTTTCTTCGTGCATTTGGATATGGTCCCGAAAATAAGCGTCGGTGTATTTATATAAATCTTCCGGTGTAGGGTTCTGCAGCTCAAAAATAAGCCTTTTCAAATTTTCAATCATTTGAATAACAAAACCCTCCGGGCCTAATTCCTCAATCTTCTTCAAGGTTTCCCGCCTAAACTGGATGGCTCTTTCTCTTGCTTCTTGACGGAATTTTTCCGCTTTATCTTCGGTCCAGGGGTGCCAGGGGTCCAATCCTGCTGCAATACGTTCATCTATTCTGGCTTCTATTTCTTTGGCATATTCATCTGTGATCCAGGGTTCTATTTTCTCTTGTAAAGGCATCTTATTCACTCCTTTATTAAACATAGTAAACAGGGTTTACATAGTAATCTTTTATTTATTTTCGTTGTCATTATCGACGCCCATTAAATAATCTCTTATAGCTTCTTCTGTAACATACCAACGGGTTCCAACCTTACGGCCTTTTATGCGGCCTTCCCGGATAAACTTCCTAATACTCTGTGGTGTCATGTCAAACATCTTGGCTATTTCCTGCACGTCATAAGCCTTAATGTCGCCAATCTCAATCATTATTTATCCTCCCTTTCTATAACCTCTTTGCCCTCTAAAAACTCGGCTAACATTTTATTGACTACATCCTTTATTTTTTCTCTTTCGGTATAGGCGTAATCTTTGAGTTTCTTTAATAAATCCTCTCTTACAATAAAGGTCGCCCTGGTGTAACCTTCCCTTAAACCTTCTTGGCTGCTCTTTTCATACTCCCGGTAAATTGTCTTGGGCCGCCCTACGTTGCTTTTTGGCACTTCCAGGGGTTTTTCTTCTTGGGCCGGTTGTTTAAAAAACTTGCTTACGGCTTGGTCGCCCAATCCTTCTATTTTCTTCTTGGCCATTTTTTAGATCCTCCTTTAATAATCTCTACTGTTAAAGCGTTGTAACCTTCTGATGTTGGCGAAATAGGCGAATAGGTAAGAATGTCTGTTTGATGGGCCTGGGCCTCTCTTGTGGCTACACTTGCCCTTATAGTTGTTTGAAATACTTTAGTATTCATTCGCTTTGCAACGCCTTTAATGGTCTTAACAAATTCCTTTGATAAAAGGGTTCTGGGGTTGTGCTGGGTAAATAAAAGTCCTTCAATCTCCAGGCCTGGGTTACTGTGCTTTCTTACGGCTTCTATGGTAGAATATAATTGACTTAAACCTTGTAAACTTAATACATCTGCTGACATTGGAATAATAACGCTGTCGGCGGCTGTTAAGGCGTTTATGGTCAATATCCCTAATGATGGTGGGGTATCAATTAAAACGTAATCATAGCTGTTTTTAATGGCTTCCAGCTTACTTCTTAATAGCTCCGGCTTTGCAAGCTCCATGTCGGCACCACTTAAAAGTATATTGGCCGGTATAATGTCGCCGATCCTGGTCTGCTGTAAGGCGTCGTTAATGCCGGCCTTGCCTTGTAATACTTCGTATATTGTGGGCTTATTTACGTTGTCTGCAGCTGCAATAAAAGACAAATTGCCTTGCGGATCCAGGTCAATCATTAAGACTTTATAGTCCTTATAGGTCAATGACGCTGCCACATTATGGGCTGTTGTAGTCTTGCCTACGCCGCCCTTTTGGTTGGCTATTGCTATAACTCTGGCCATGCTATTCCTCCAATCTCCATTTAACTTCATCAGATAGCTTAATACTGTCCCAACCTAAATACTTTCTTAAGATGTTCATAGCGTCAATTAAGGCCTTAATTTCTTCATAGTAAGGGTTGTCTGATAGCTTTTTGTATTGGCATTTTCGGTGTTCATCAATAAATAAATCTAATAAAACCTCATAATGCGGCTGCATACCTTCAAGAACGTGATCCATGTTTTACCCTCCTTTTATTTAATGTTTACTTGGGTAACATTATACCATTACAGGTTATTGGCTGTCAAGAACAAATAAAGGCGGCTAAGGTTTTAACCCTGGCCGCCCTTTTTGTTGGCTATCGTTATGACCCTGACCATATTTACGCTATAATAGTTTCTTGAATTCATCCTCATACATTGCCATTATTGCCCTATCAATCATTCTTGCCATTGGTATTCCTGTTTTTGCTGATAATTTCCTTAAGTTCGTCATTATTAAAGTATCTAGCGAAAAGGTTACCCGTTCTCTAGTTGTTAGATCTCCCTCGGCTTCTTCAACTTCTCCGAATTCCGCTTCGTATTCCTCTGCTTCTAGGTACTTTTCGGCCCATTCCTGCGCTTCTTCTCTTGTCAATGGTGTGATTTCTTTCCCGCCGCTCCAGCTGTTTTGCCCTGTCGAACGGCCGTACTTGCTCATTGGGCCCCCTTCGCCATAAATAAAGTATGCGCCTTTAGTATTCCTGTAAAGAGTTTCTTCGCAATAGTGAAAGTCGCTAGGGCTATAAGAGTTGCTCCATTTGCCTATTACCTTACTTGTCTCTGTGTTATAAGTTCTTCCATTGATGATTTTTCTCATTTGCAAAACCTCCTTATTAATTATTGATTATATAATACATAAGTTTAAGTAAGTTGTCAAGCATAAAATAAGCGGTCAAGTTACTACATGTTTATTATGTTTGTCAAGTAAACTTTGTAAAATAAATAAACATTGTAAACATTAAAGCCGGATAAAAAAGAAAAACCCCATACCTTGACGGTATAGGGTCCTCCCCCCGTGGGGTTACCCATTATAGGGTAATATCTCTTTTTCATCTGGTGCGCATGTCATTTCACTTGCGTAAAGATGTAAATTCTCCTTGTAACCCTCGAATGTGTCAACCCGTTCAATGTTATACCATCTGCCTTTATACTCGATATACATATGCGGGTTTATATCCGGCCGCCAATTAACTGTAAAGAGCATTTCCTCTTTGTTCTGCACTTGTGCAGCTGCAAAATATTCTTTAGCTGATAGCTGCCTTACATACGCCCATAACTTACCGGGGTGAATAGGCTTATAGGCGGCTATCTGATTGCCTATATCATCTTCCGTTAAGACTTTCTTATAAATTTTAATCTTTTTGTCTTTAAGCACGTTTCCTTTGGCCATGTTTTTCACCTCTCTTATAAAGCGTTCATAAACTCGTTAAAGTGCTCGTAAAGGCCTACATAGGCATTTAATAAGCTTGCTGTTCCATCAATGCGCATTTTTGCGCTTTGGGCCTTAATAGGCACTATATTACCGTTCCTGTCGGTCTGTATCCCTGTATTAGTCAAGCACCACTTTAGGATTTGGTTATTGTTGTAGTTTATCTTTTTGGCTTCCAGGTCTGCCCCTAACATCTGCATAGGTAAGCTTAAGGTTTTTGCTCCCTGTATGCAGCGCACCATCTTAAAACCGTAATTCTCCATTTCCTCAACCCAATACCTTGCGCTGTAGCTGTCGTAATAAATCCACAAGGGTGTAATGCCCTTCTCGTTTACCATTTCTAAAAACCAGGCTGTTATATCGCTGTAATTGATTGTATTACCGTTGCAAAGCCTTATTAGGCCCTGCTCAAGCCATTTGTCATAAGGTATTTTGTCCTGCTGCACTCTCTTTTCAAAGTTATCACGGGGTAGCCAATACATTTGATGAACAAAACGCTCCTGGGTGTCCTTATCCATCATTAAAAGGGTTGCACAAGTTAAGTCTGTAGTAATACTTAAGTCTGCGCCGCCTATGGCATAGCAATTTCTAAAACGTTCAATGTCAAAGGTCTTTTCATTGTTTATGACGTCAAAGGATAGCCATGCGCTGCTTATAGTTTCCCGGATATTAAAGTCTTTCGTTAATATTCCGCTTAAGTCTTTGGGGCTGTTTTTGGCCCTTTCAACCTTGTTTATAAGGTCGTCCAGTTTCTTAATGGTGCCTAAACCCGGATTGGCTTTCTCCCATGCTGTGGGGTCTTGCCATTCTTCCCGGTCGTCCAGCTCATAGATTATGGGTAAAAAGGTTTCATCTTCAAAGGTCCCATCTACTATGTTGCAGGCATAAGAATACATATCATCAAAAATACATTCCCTAACCGTGCCGGCTGTCGTAATCATCACAAGTAAAGGCTGCCGTCTTGCGCTCTGGCTCTGTTTCATTACTTCGTATAGGTTCCTGTCTTTAATGCTGTGTAACTCGTCTATAATCACACAATGAGCGTTTAAGCCGTCCAGGGTGTCGCTGTTCTTACCCAACGGCTGGAATTTACTCATTGTCAAAGGGAAATATAAATCGCTCTTGCGCTTTTTAACATACCGGTTAATCTCCGGGCTTTGTTTTACCATGTTGTGGGTTTCGTCAAAGATGATCCGGGCCTGGTCCTTCTTCGTGGCCACACTGTAAACTTCTGCGCCTGGTTCATTGTCTGCAATAAGCATGTATAAGGCTATCCCACTAAGCAGGCTCGATTTACCGTTCTTCCTTCCGCAATAAAAGAGACTTTCCCGGTACTTCCTTAACCCTGTTCCCACATGAATAAAACCAAATAAGGCGGATATATAAGCCTTCTGGAATAGCTCCAGCTTTACCGGCTTGCCGGCCCATTCGCCTTTAGAGTGCTTACAAAACTGCTCTATAAACCTTATGGGCTTGGTGGCCCTGTTCTCGTCGAATATATAGCCGTTTTTGGGGTTCTTAATGTCGTCCACAAGCTGGGTATATATCTTCTTTACCCTCTTGGATACAATACAGGCACCGCTACATATTGCATTATAATACTGCTCAATATAATTCATGGCCCCACCGCCTTAATTAGCCTTTATAAACTCATATAAGGCGTTGTCCTGTATATCCTCGGTTGTCTTGGGTAAAAGGTCGGTAAGCTGCTTATAGAGCAGGCTATAACGTTGCACCGTGGTATTATAGGCCTTTAGAGCTGGGCTTTCTCTCCAAAACTCCTGCTTACCCTGTTTGAATAGCTCAACGGTTCCAGTTTCTTTTATCTTCTCCTTAAGCTCGTCCAGCGTTATGGCCATAAAGGTAAGCTCTTTTATAAGGCTTGTAGCTATCGGCTTCTTATCTTCTGGCACCTGCTTTAATATCTTGTTAAATTGTCGCTTAAGTCTGGATAATTCTTTATTTTTGCTTATATCCATGAATATCACCGCCTTATTTCCTGCTGCTCAACCCCTCCCCTAATAGAAAAAACCCTGGAGGGGTTTAGAAAGGTCCCCTCGCCGGTCCCTGGGGCCTGTCTTTTTATTTTGATTGCCCCGGGGTATAAATCAATTCGCCTTTGCTGTTAAAGCTCAATCCTTCTGCGCATATCTCTGCGCTGCTGTGTTCCCTGTTATGGCAATCCTGGCATAAAGCTTCAAGGTTATCCCAACCCAAAGTAATGTTAGGATCGTGAATGTTTTCCGGCGTTATATAAACTTTATGATGGCATATCTTTGCAATGTCCCCACAACGTTCACAAATATAATTCTTACTGCTCATGTAAGCCGCCCTGGTTTTCATCCAGGCTTTGCTTTTATAAAAGCTTCTGGCATACTCCTTCATGGCTTACGCCCCTGTCCTCGCCATTACAGTTAATGCCTTAAGTAAGCCGTCAATGGTTCGCTGCAGCTTTTCGCTGTCCGTCTGCTCTGCGTTATACCATAGCTTTAATATAAACTTGCTGACTGTCTTTGCTAATGGCTCGGCCTGTTGCTGCTGCGGTGTCATACCTGTAGTAACTTCAATATATCCCGGTATGGCTTCCAGTAAAGATAATATAATCTCGTCGTTGTCTGTGCCGTCTATCCTTAAATACTCTCTGGCTTCTTCTAATCCTAATGTCATGCTAT